TGCGATGTTGCGCTGCCAGGCGCCGGTGAATGGCTCGCGCACGATTGGAAACCAGCCGCCGCGGCCTTGCGTGACGGAAGTGAGCCCTAGCTGCTTTTGCTTTTCGCCGGTGAACGGAACGGTTAAGCCGAAGATCCGCATCAGCGTTGCCTCGCCTCATCGATCTCGTGCTGCAGTCGAGCCACGCCCCAGCGCCCATCGACATCAATGCCGAGCTGCGTCGCTTGTAGGCGCAAATCATCAATGCTTGCCAGAATTTTGGCCGGCTCTGGCGGCTCGGGGTCATAGCGCGGCAACGAGGGCGCCGGCGCGGGCGCGGGTTGCACCGTTGGTTCAATTTTGGGTGCCACCGCCGCCGGCTTTTTGCCCTTGACGAAATCTGCTTTGCGCATTGCGACCGCCGCGATCGCTTCCTCGACCGGCGCCTCATATTCGTCGCCCGCCTCGAGCCGCCGCGTGCCGTAGAGATGCGGCCGTAAGGATTTCAACGCGAGCATTCGTTTCTGCATGGGATTTTCCCAAAAAGAGCTGGCGACAAGCCAGAGGTGTTACTTGCCGCCAGCGAGTTATCGGGAGCGAAGCCTTAAGCGGTGTGGACAGGCCCGCCCCAATCAACGCCCGTGAGATAGGCGACGGATTGCGTGCGGCGACGAGCCCAGGAAATTATCCTTTCGGCGCGAATCGCGACGCTGTTCGTTTGGAACATCGAGACGGAGGTCGATGCCGTTGGTGCGCCAGAATCCGAGGTGGGGGCATCCGACATTTCGATCGATGCCTCCATGCTGGCATCCACCGCGATCCCACCCTCGTCGCCGAGATAGATATCCAATGCGTTGACGAGCACGACGATGGTATCGGTCACGTGATCGGAAGCGAGTACAGGCATTCCGAACAGCGTGCCGCCAGTCATGTTCATCGTGGGGAAGGACTGTTGCCCGAGTGGATTGACCATCACGGCCAGCGCCACCGCCGTATTCGATGACATGACCCAGACGCCGGTTGTGGGCGGGTTATTTGCCGCGGTGAACTTGGCCCAGAGCGAACGAACATCGAGACGTACGCTGTCAGCATCCGTTCCGGCCGACGAGGCGATCGCCGGCGCACCGTTGGTGATCGAGGCCGGCGAGACGTTCGCCACCGCGGCCTTGGATGGAGTGATGAAATCGATGTCCAACCGCTCGATCAAGGCTTGCGCGAGCTGATCGCGAACGATGGCATCCGACTTCGGATTGCTGTAGCGGACGTTCTCTTGTGTGAGCACGGTGATGTTCGCCACCTTCAACGGCGACAGATGCGTGCGCGTAAAATTAAACGCGGTCACCGGCTTCGCTTTCGCCTCGCCGACCCAATATCCAGCGCCTGGACCGGTCTGCGTGATCAGTGCCGTGTAGAATGGAACCGATCGCAAGGCCGGAACGCCGTTGAGGCCGAAGCGACCGAGGATGACCTGCGGCCGCAGCCATTCCGCGAAATCAGCGAAAAAACCGGTCTCCATGCCGACCAAGGCAGAAGCCCAGTTACCTGAAATCGTGGTGCCGGCTGGCACGGCGGCCTTCGTTGTCACCGCGGCATAACAGTTGGAATCGCCGCCGTACATTTCGCCAGCAACATCCGCTACTGGGCGGCCGTCGAGGCGTGCAACTATCTTTGCTTTCCAGATGCGCACCGCCTCGATACCGGGCGGCAGTTCCGGTTGCCCGCGTACGATGACACTGGTGCTGCGAGCCGCGGCCCCCTCTTTCTGGGTTTCCGCCCGGATCGGCTTGGCCGCCAGCGCCTTGGTGGTTTCGATCTTGCGCAGCCGCACCAGATCCTTGTCGATTGCCTCGACTTCGCCGGACAGGTTGTCGAACTCCTCCTGCTCGGCCTGGTCCGAAGTGCGATCCTCGTCGAGGGTTTTCTGCATCACGGCTTCCATGCGCGCCGCACTCGCGGAACGCTTGGCCTCGAGGGCCGTGATCTGTTCTGCAATCGTTTTCATGGCGCCCTCCTGGGGCAACTTAGGTTGAGATCGTCCCGAGGCGCCGGGTGGGTTAAGATGAACGACAGGGCGCGGCACATTGCGGCCAGACGCGGCCCGCTGCGCAGTGTCGATCGAACGAATTGTCGTGATAGTCGCTTCGGCATTGGCCGGAATGGTCACCGCCGATAGTTCAAGGAAATTCCATTTGATGAAGCGCATTCCTTTGGTCTCGGGAATGAACTCGTGCTCGATCGATTTGAAACCAATCGAAAGGCCGGACACGAGCCCGGCCTTGAGCGATTGCCATGCCTCGTCGAGCCGATCTTTGAGCCGTCCTGGCTCGGCAATGCGCGCAATCTTGGCGACAATCTCGATGCCGGCCTTGCCGACTTTGGCGTCGGTAACGTGACCGATCGGCTGTTTGGAATCGTGTTGCCATAACAGCGGCAGCGGCAATTTGAACTGCGCGCCGTCCGGCTCGACCACATCCTGCAACCGATCCGGCGTTGGCGTCGTCGCCATGCCGGTAAGAATGCGCGCGTCCTCGTCCACCTGCTTGATCGAAAGCAGAGCATAGGCCCGATTTAATACAGCATCTCCCGATTTGTTACGATCGCGCCAAGCCTGATGGCACATCGCGACAGCTTGCTCCTGCGTGCGATCCGCTGGCGCATTAGCGCCGTATGCTTCATGCATGCAGCGGGAAATAAAATCGTCTTGCTTTTCGTCCTTGCGCGGCTTTGGAAGCGGCATGGCGATTACCTCTCGTCGACCTGCTTGATCGATTTTAGACGCGCGTCTCGATGGCGACCGCGAACTCGCGCAGTTCCGGCTGCGGTACAGGTCGCGCGCGGGTGCCGGATCTGAATTTGATCCAGCCGACCATCAAAGGCAGCCCGATGATCGCCGTGCCCGGATGAACGGAGCACATTACCTCGCTCCCATCGCGCTCAAAAATATCGTTGTAGAGCACGCCGTCAGATGACGTCTGAAATGTGAGTTCAGCCGGAACCCAATTTCCTGGCATGGTGATCTTGATGAGTTGGCCGGCACTGCAATCAAGCGCATCGCTGAGTGATTGGCCGGCCGCGATGATCGGCCCATTGATGATTTGAATCGGCATGGTTCACTCCATCAGTATAAGCAGCCCTTCGTTTGAACGCGCTTCATGACGGCACCGACGTCCGCCCGTCGCCAGCCACTCGTTAAAAGCGCGCTGCTCTTGCTCGACGACGATGAAGTACTCGTCGAGCACCATCACCGTGCCCACAGTGATGCGGGGAGTGAGGGCCTCGAGCACCGTGCGGGTCGACGTGTACAAATCACAGTCGATATGTACTAGCGCGCATGTGTCCACATGCTGCGTCAGAAACGGCGGAAGCGTTTCTGCGAATAATCCGACGCACAACTCGACGTTGGCAGCAACCGAAGGCTCCGCACAAGCGAAATGCCCCACTCGGTAACCCGCCCAAGGTTCAGGTAGACCACGAAAAGAATCGAAACCATAGATGCGTCGTTCGCGCAGCGCGGGCGTACCGGCCAGGTGATTGATGGTAGCTCCGGTAGCAACTCCAAATTCCAGCACCAGGCCGTCGGCAGGAGCAATGGCAGCAGCGTGGTTCAGAACTTCAAAGCGATTCTGATACCAGATCACAGACTGCGCCGGGTCAGGCGAAGAACAACCGGCATTCCGGCCGGCTCTGCGGCGCCGGATTCGTCGCCAGCAATGCCGAGGCGTTGAACAGCGCCATCAGCGGGTCGATTTTTCCGTAGCCGGAATCGTCCCGCGCAATCCGCATTCCGGTCGGCGTCGGCACGATGCGCGCATTGCCGGCGCACCAAGTCATGAGCGCCTGGCCGCCGTGCTTGAAGCTGCCGTCCACGAGCTTGCGCTCGACCGTCTTAATGGCGCCCATGAGCGAAATACCTTGGCGCACGCCGGCGAGCAGCTTGTTTTCTTGGGTGACGTCGATCCTGGCGAGCGCGTCGACGATGCCGCCGATGCCGATCGCGTCGACACCGACACCCGCGAGTTTCTTGGTGCCCTTCACCTTGTCGACGATGTCGGTTACGTAACTGATGTCGTCGGGCAACTCCTCGACCACGGTGAGGTCGCCATCATTCTGGAATTTCTCGTAGAAGCCGGCATTCGCCTTGCGCCGCTCGAGCCCTTCCGGTGAGATTAGCGCGTGCGTCCATGCGAGGTGCATCTTGCTTTCTTTTTCGCGGCCCACGACCGCAATGCCGAGCAGATCATCGAGCCCGCCACCATCGATGCCCACCACCACAGCTTCACTGCGCCCCAGCACCGCTTCAAGAGTAAGCCCGTCTTCAACGCCCCGACTCCAATAATGCGCGCCCGCCCAGCCATCGGCGCGCAAACTCATGCCTATTTGGACGTTGAAATGTTGGCTCGCTATGAGAGCGACCGCCGCCGGCCCATCGGCATCGGCCCGCACGATCTCGCGTGCTAGGAAATCCTCATTGGTCGAGCGCCCGAGGTTGGGATTGACCAGCGGCCAGTAGCGCCGATCGCGCCAGCCACCGTCGCGTGCCAGGCGATCCGGCAGTTCGTATAGCACCGGCAACATCGGCATCTGCGTCTTGCCATCGCGTACCGCGCGGGCCATCGCGAGCTCGGATGCAAACACACCGCTCGGCGTCGACTTGCTCTGCGTCGTAGTCTGAAACAGAAAGCCGTCCGGCCGCTTGGTCAGCGCGCCGCGCAGCTCGACGAACACTTCTGCCGCGTTGCTCTTTTTCGCAAAGACGTGAGTCTCATCGATCATCGTGCCGGTCGCCTTTGATCCGGTGATGACGTCGGTATCCGCGGCCTTGATCTGCAGCGTCGCACCCGAAACTCGGTGCGTGATCTTGCGGATGTGATCCTGAACGTGGAAAAGTTTCGACAATGCCTCATCGAGTCGGATCGTACCTTTCGCCTGCTTGTAGGCGATCGCCGCGATCTCCATCGTAGGCGCAATGAATAGAAATTCTGCTTCCGGTCGACGATTCACGATGATCGCCGTCACCATCACTGCACCGCCGTTCGTGCTCTTACTATTACCTTTGGGGATAAGCTGAAATACTTCGCTGATATGCCGGATATTGGTATCTCGGTTATACGATCCGAACAGCGCCGCTACGATCGGATAAAACCACCCCCCACAAACCTCGCCCAATGTGGGCGTGCCGATCACGTCGGGCAGGCGCAGCCGCTTAAATACTCGCAGAGCCTTCGCCGCCTCATCCTCGAATAACGGCAGATCCGGCACCAACGAATGGCCCTCGAGAAGCCGCTCCTCCCAGTCCAGGCAGCTCGTATCCCAATCAGTACCGCCCTTGTGTGCCGCAATAGAAACGGAAACAGGCGGCGGCAAATCATCTAGAACAGGCAGAAAATCCAGCATCAATTCGTCCGGATTTCAGTCTGCAAGTCATCCGCCCATCCGCTTGATCCACTTGCAGCTTTCGCGGCTTGCTCCAACTGCTGTTTTTTGCCCACATATCCCTCAGCCGGTTGCGGCTCAACCCATCTGGCCCGTACTTTGAGCCAGAATATGCAGGCCGTAACCGACCCCGAACCAGTGCCCATCGCCTTGTCGAATAGGCTCTGTGCCACCCTCGAATTGGCCTTGATGTGGGCGGTATCCAACTCCTCCCGAT